GTATATGGATGAGTTTTTGGCCGTTGGGGAGGATGATTTCGAGCTTGCGCAGGCATGGGGCGGTGGAGAGGTCGAGGCGCATGCAGTTGCCGGCCAGGTGCATTTTCGGCGTCATGGCGTTTTTTAGTTGTGAAGGTTGGATTTCTGGCCCGCAGTATAGGCGTTTGGGGTGATACGTCAAATGGGTAGTCATTTGGTCACTTGTAGAGGGGGGGCAAATCGGGTATGTTGATAGTATGGAAAGGGAATTGCCTGGTGGGTATCCCCCGGCGAAGGGGCTGCTGAAGTTGACGTGGACGCAGGTGCAGATGTTTGATCGGATTATTTCGCAGTTGTGCCAGATGTCTGCTGAGGGTGCTGAGATTGAGCTGGTGGTGGTGATCCGCAATGGTCAGCCGCGCCGGCTGCGGCATCCGGTGATTGAGGGGCCGTTTTCGCCGGTTTAACAAGTGCCAGTGATCAGTGATCGGTGATCAGTATTCAGTGATCAGTATTCAGTGATCAGTGATCGGTGGTAGGAGAGTTCATGTCGCCTGACAGAATTGATCGGGGCGCTGCGAGTTTGCAGCGCCCTTTTTGTTTGTCGTTTCGACAGCGCCAGGTGCTGTGTTTTGCAGCGCGTGGTTTGACGGTCAGCGAGATCGGGCGGCGGCTGGGGTTAGCCCGGCAGACGGTGAGCAAGCATCTTCGATTGGCCAGGTGGTCACTGGGGGCGTTGAATACGACGCATGCGGTGGCGCTGGCGCTGCACCACAATTTAATTGAGATGACGTTTGAGAGGCCCGGCGGGGTGGAGGATGCCCCGGCCGGGCCGTGATATTTATGGCCGGAAATAGCCATTTTCGGCCATTCGGAGGCGATATGGCGAGCGTGGAGACAGTTGTAGTGCCAGAGATCGGGGATCTGGTTTTTTACCGGCCTCTGCCGGCGGAGAAGGGGGAAGCCCCGGCCATTTTGAGTAACCAGCCGGATGTGTTGCCGGCGGTGGTAGTGGCCGTCTGGACGCCCGATTGCGTCAATTTGAAAGTTTTTACGGACGGACCGACCGATGTCTGGAAGACGAGTATTCTCCAGGGCGACCATCCCGGGATGTGGCAATGGGGCGAAAATTACCAACCTGGTTGACGGACTCTGAACGCCGAAAATTGCTCAAGCTGAAGATGTCTGACCGGGATCGGGGAATTATATCAGTTTTTTTGTATGCGGGCCTGCGGTGCAATGAGCTGCGTATGCTCGATATCGGCGACGTGGACGCGGACGCGATGGCGATCCACGTCCGGTTCGGCAAACGAAGTAAGGACCGGTTTGTACCGCTACATCCGGAGGCCGGCATTGCCATAGAGACGTACCTGGCGGGCCGGTCAGCGGGGCCGGTTTTCATCAGCAATCGCGGGCAGCGGATCAGCCTGCGGCGCTTGCGGTCGTTGGTCAAGGAGCTGGGCCGCCAGGCCGGGCTGCGTAAGGACCTTCATCCGCACGTTTTGAGACACGCCTTTGCGGTATCGCTGCTGGAAGCGGAGACGGATCTGGAGACCATTCGAGACCTACTGGGGCACGCTTCTATTCAAACAACGTCGATTTATCTGCATTGTAGCCTCAATCGACGGCGGCAGGCTGTAAATCGCCTCTGACCGAATTTACGTTCGCAGTGGAGAACAAAATGGCTAGAAAACCCACCTTACGGCAGGTACGGCAGATGGTTGAGGAGTTATTGACCCTGGCGCCGGTCTATGAGCGTTACAAGCTGCTGGAGAAGGCAATCAAGGGCGACCTGGTTGAGCTGAAGCACACAGAGGTCGAGATTGCCGGCAAAGGTCGGGTTTTCATCTCCCAGGGCGAGCGGGTGACCGTGCCGATCAAGGTAGCGGTCGATGCGTTGGGGGAGGACCTGGCCAGCAGGGTAATCGTGACCAAGCGGTTTGTATCGAATGACATCGTGGCCGCGTTCGTGAAGGCTGAAGAGATCAGCCAGGAGCAACGCGAGAAATTGCTAAAGGGTGCAGAGCGGCAGCCAGTGACCAGCTTATATGTGCGGCCGCTCAAATGATGATGTGGCGGCTGGCGCAGGATTACGCTCCGATCACACTGCTGGCAGCGGGTCGGCTGGGGATCGCGCTACTACAGGTGGATACGTTTGACCCGACAGCCATTTTTAATCTGGTCTCTGAGGGGACGACGTTGGCCATTGTGGTGTGGCTGATGTTGAGGAATGAGGGGCGGATGGATCGAAAGGAAGAGTTCTGGTTTCAACAATACCAGGCCCAGCAGCGCCAGATCGAGATGAATACGGCGGCCACAAAAGAGGCACATGATGCCTCTGAACAGGTGCTCGACGAGATGAAGGCGATAGTGAGGAGGGAGCGTGAAAGACCTACTTAAGAACCCGAGAAACGCAAGTCCATACGCGATCCTGGCATCACTGTTGGTGGCCGTCTTTCTGGCGTTTCCGCAACTGGAGCCGTATGAGGACACAGTTACGGGGATCGTGCTGACGGTTGCGCCGGTGGTTGTCATCTGGCTGGAGTACCGGAAGCTGCGGAGTGAGCGCCTGGCCAGGCTCGATGACACATTTGAGGCGAACCTGCTAAAACTAATTGAGGTGGTGGAATACATTCGGATGATCACGGGTGACTTGGCGATTTTCAACGCGATGCCACAGCGCCATCGAGAGTGGATCGAGCAAATAGAGGATCGGGTGGTCAACCTGGCTACGAAAGTCCAGGGTTTTCGCGACTATGAGGAGATGAAGCAGGCAATCCTCCAAGAGGAACGGCGCAAAGGAAATGGGCCAGATGCCGCGTAGGGCGCCTCGACCATGCTCAGAGCCTGGGTGCCCCAACCTCGACTGCCAAGTGCATACGGCCCGGAAGCCGGATGAGCGGCCATCGGCATCGAGGCGCGGGTATGATCGGCGATGGCAGAGGTTGCGGCTAATGTATTTGCGGGCCAATCCGCTGTGCGTTGATCCGTTCGATTTGCATGGCGATGAACCTGTACCGGCCCAACACGTAGACCACATCCTGCCTAAGAACGACGGCGGGACTGATGAATGGGAAAATCTTCAGGCGCTGTGTCACAGTTGCCACTCAAAAAAGACAGTGAGGGAAACACATGACTAGAGCAACAATCAGTCCGGTTGCGTTGACCAAGACCGGATACAATCTGACCGACTCGGCGGGCTTCACCACGCTGAGCACGGGCGCCGGCAACGGCGTCCAGTTCACGTTCGATGCGAACGACATCATCATACTTAAGAATGATTCAGGCCTGAGCGCTGATTTCACGATCCTGGTTCCAACCGAAACGGCTCTGGACGACAAGGGTATCACTACCCCAGACGTGACCGTGACAGTCGCTGATGGCAAGACCTGGATATACCAGCCAACCAGCATCTTCAAGCAGAGCGATGGCCTGATATACATCGACTGTGACCAGGCCACTGATGTTTTGGTACTCTCCCCAACGTAATGTGATAGGGGTAGGGGGGATTAAATCTCTGGGGCCGGGCGGAATGTAGACCGCGCGGGTACCAGATTTTATTCTGTACGGGATTGGGAGATGCCGGGACCGGCGCCTAAAAACCCTGCCACCAGGCAACGACGGAACCAATCAGCGACGCGGGCGATGCTGCCGGCGGAGACCTCGCCGCGATTGAGAGCGCCGGCGCTGCCGACAGAGCGCGAATGGAAGGCGCTCACTCGGCGATGGTGGCGAGATGTATGGGCGTCGCCGATGGCAACGGAGTATGTGCGCGCAGATGAGCATGGACTGTTCAGGCTGGCGGTGCTGATCGATATGTTCTGGACGAAGCCGAGCACTAAATTGGCAGCGGAGATCAGATTGCAACAGCAAGCGTTTGGGTTGACGCCGCTGGACCGGAGCCGGTTGGAGTGGAGCATCGAGCACACGGAGCAGGCCAGAGATCGCGGCGACCGGCAGCGGAGGTCGCGGACGATTGTTGTCTCAGACAACGCGGACGACGACCCAAGGAAGATATTGGAATGACCGTCTTGACAGTGCCCAAATCAGACTCGGAGTTTTTCCCGACGCTGGGGCCACAAATTTGCGACTTCATCGAGAGTTACCTGGTCTTCGGGCCGGGCGACCTGCGCGGGCAACCGGCCAGGCTGGACGCCGAAAAGCGGGCGTTGATTTACCGGATGTACGAGGTCTTTCCGCAGGGTCACCCGCACGCTGGGCGGCGTCGGTTCAAACGGGTGGGCATTTCCTTGAGGAAGGGCACTGCCAAAACCGAACTGGCGGCATGGATTGCAGCGGCGGAATTACATCCAGACGGGCCGGTCAGATGCGACGGCTTCGATGCGGCCGGCGTGCCGGTCGGCAGAGGGATTACCGACCCTTACATCCCGATGGTAGCCAATACCGAGGAGCAATCTGATGAGTTGGCCTATGGGGCGCTCAAGGTAATCCTGGAATACAGCCCGCTGGCAGATGATTTTGATATTGGGTTAGAGCGGATCATGCGAATTGGCGGGGATGGCAAGGCGGTCTCACTGGCCTCAGCACCCGACGCACGCGACGGGGCCAGGACCACCTTCCAGGTTTTTGATGAGACGCATCGCATGAACCTGCCGCGACTCAAGGCTGCCCACCGGACCATGCTGGCCAACATTCCGAAGCGACGTTTGTCGGACGCCTGGTCATTTGAAATTACCACCGCCCCGGCGCCGGGGGAAAATTCGGTCGCCGAGGATACGATGAATTACGCCCGGATGGTTGAGGGGGGAAAGGTCAAGGACTCTCGACTATTCTTCTTTCACCGACAGGCGTCGGATGACCATGATCTTGAAACGCCGGAAGGCATCCGGGAAGCGGTCATCGAGGCCAGCGGCCCCGCTGCCGAGTGGAGCGATATTGATGGCATCATCGAGCAATGGCGAGACCCGACCGCTGACCTGGCGTATCTGCAACGGGTCTGGCTCAATCGCCTGGTACGGTCCGCTGAGCGGGCGTTCGACGTTGAGAAATGGCGGTCGCTGGAAGCGCCAAATTACCGGCCAGCGCCAGGAAGCCTGATTGCCCTGGGCTTCGATGGGGCGCGCTTTGACGACTCGACGGCGATTGTGGCCACCGAGATCGCCACCGGCTTTCAATGGCTGCCGAGTTTATGGGAACGCCCGGAGAATGTTTTGGTCTGGGAGGTCCCGACTGATGAGGTCAGTGAAACCGTTGAGGACCTGTTTCAACAGTATGAGGTATGGCGCATGTACGCCGATCCACCCTATTGGGATACGGTCATCGCCGAATGGGCCGGCCAGTTTGGCGAGAAAAGAGTGGTGGAATGGTGGACCAACCGGCAGAAACCAATGGCCTACGCAATCAGAGCCTTCCGCACGGCGATCTCGTCAGGCGAATTGACCCACGATGGCAGCCGGCACTTGACCCGGCACATCGGCAACGCCGTCAGGAAGTACCTGAATATGCGGGATGAAGAGGGCAAACGGCTGTGGACGATCTATAAAGAGCGGGGCGACAGCCCTCATAAGATCGATGCAGCGATGGCAGCCGTGCTTTCCTGGGAGGCCCGCTGCGATGCCCTGACCGCCGGGGCGGGTCAAAATCAAGGCAGCGTCTACGACGAACGGGGGATATTGGAAATATGAACGAGCATGCGGCTGATGGGGTGGCCCTGGCCGGGACGCTGGTGATGGCCAGCGGCATCTGGCTGATGAGTCCGCCCTGGGCGCTGATCGTGGTTGGCCTGGCGCTGATCGTGGTTGGTCTGCTGATGGCGAAGCGAGAACGCTAGTGTCTGTTCTATCGAGCCTGTTTGAGACAAGGACCCACCCCTCAAACCCCGCCGATTGGTTTATGAAGATGTTCGGCGGCACGGAAACGGCGGCAGGGGTAGAGGTTACCAACCAGAATAGCCTGGAAGTTTCGGCGGTTTATGCCTGCGTGCGGGTCCTGGCGGAGACAGTCGGTATGCTGCCGCTAATCCTATATGAACGGGCCGGGCGGGGTAAGCAGCGAGCGACGGAGCATCCCCTTTACCAGGTGCTGCGATATCTACCTAACCCCGAAATGACGGCCATCGAATTTCGGGAAATGTTGATGGGCCACCTGGCGTCGTGGGGCAACGCCTTCGCTGAAATCCAGTACGGCGGGGGCGGCCAGGTGTTGGCCCTGTGGCCGCTGCGCCCGGATAAGACCAGGGTGGCCCGCATCAATGGGCGGCTGCGGTACGTCATCAAGATGCCAACGGGGTCAGATGTTGAGCTGCCGGCAGAGCGGATCATGCACCTGCGCGGACTCAGTTACGACGGCGTCGTCGGCTATGACCCCATCATGCTCCACCGCCAGACGGTTGGCCTGGCCAAAGCGACAGAGGAGTTTGGAGCCCGTTTCTTCGGCAATGGCGCAGCGCTGGGGGTGGTTTACCAACATCCGGGCACGTTGGGCGATACGGCCTATGACCGGCTGAAGAATTCACTGGAAAGACGCCACCAGGGGCTGACGAACGCCCACCGGATCGCCATTCTTGAGGAAGGCATGGAAGCGAAGAGCGTGGGGATACCGCCCGAAAATGCCCAGTTTCTGGAAACGCGGAAATTTTCGGTCATCGAGATCGCGCGCTTTTACCGCATGCCACCGCACAAAATTCAGTCGATGGACGCCGCGACTTTTGGCAACATCGAGGAGCAGTCGATTGAATTTGTGACTGACACCATACAGCCCTGGTTAACCCGATTTGAGCAGGGTATATGGAGAGACCTGCTGACCCGGCCTGAGCGAACGCAGTATTTCGCGGAGCATCTGATCGACGCGCTGCTGCGGGGTAATACCGAGAGCCGTTATCAAGCTTACTCGGTCGGGCGCAACGGGGGCTGGCTATCGGCCAACGACATAAGAGAGCGGGAAAACATGAACCCCGTCGAGGGCGGTGACGTCTACCTGGTCCCGCTCAACATGGTCCCGGCCGATATGGTTGAGGAGATGGCGTCGCCGGCCAGCGACGCCGACGGTGAGCGGAGCCAGCGGGCGCTAGAGTCCTTTGAGAGGCGAGCGCAGACGGTAGCGGCTGGCCGGCAGCGGCTGGCCAGGTCGTTCGAGCGGGTGATCCTGGATGTGAGCGAGCGGATTTTGCGCCGGGAGATCAACGATGTACGGCGCGCCGTCTCCAAGTTTTTTGGCAAGCGAGACGCGACCCAGTTCAGCGATTGGCTGAAGCAGTTCTATGAGGAGCACCGGGAATTCTGGAAGCGCCAGATTTTGCCGGTGCTGTTGAACTACGCCGATCAGGTCGGCGTTATTGTGGCCGATGAGGTGGGGGGCGAGCCTCGGAGCAGCGAGGACATTCAGGCGTTCATCGACAGCTACGTGGAGGCGCTGGCGGCCCGGCAGGTGGGGTCGAGTCATCTCCAGCTTCAGGCGTTGCTAGATGAGGCCCTGCTGGAAGGGCAGGAGCCGGAGGAGGCCCTGGAAGCCCGGCTCGACAGTTGGGAGGAAACCCGCCCGGCGCAGGTGGCCAGGGAAGAAACGTTCAACGCGAACAATGCTTTCACCAAGGCGTTTTACATACTGGCCGGGATCACCCGGCTGCGCTGGGTAGCCACCGGCGAGAGCTGTCCCTATTGCCGTGATTTAGACGGTAAGGTTGTTGGAGTTCAGGAAAATTTCCTGGACAAGGATACGGACCTCCAACCGGATGGGGCCGACCGGCCGATCAATGTGCGACGTAATATCAGCCATCCGCCGATCCATGATGGTTGCGATTGTGTGATTGTGGCGGAGCGATAATGATTGAGGAGGGCAAGGAAGATGAGCCAGGAGATTGAACGGCGGTTTTACACGGCTGAACTGCGGTTGGATGAGGCGGATGGCCGGCCCCGGATTGCCGGTTATGCAGCCGTATTTAACCAACTATCGGAAGAGATGTTCGGCTTCCGGGAAATCATCATGCCCGGCGCATTTGCCGAGGCGATCAAGGGCGATGTCAGGGCATTGTGGAACCACAATCCGGATTATGTACTGGGGCGCTCTGTGAGCGGCTCTCTGATTTTGACTGAGGACGATCACGGCCTGCGATACGAGATTACGCCACCAGAGTCGACCTGGGCGCAGGATCTGTTGCTCAGTATCCGGCGCAAGGATGTCGATCAATCCTCATTCGGTTTTCGAGTTAATACTCAAGACCAGGAATGGCATGAGGTTGATGGACAAGTGACACGCACGCTGTTGAAAATCAGCCGTTTGTTTGATGTCTCCCCCGTCACCTTCCCGGCTTATCCGACCACCACGTCGGAGGCCAGGGCGATGGGGGAGCGTTTAGCTTCCGAGGCCGGCAGCCAGGCGACTGCCGGCGGAGCGGGCGATCAGGCCGCCGTCGGGCGACGCGATCTGATGCGCCGGCGTTTGGAGTTGTTAGAACTGTAGTGCATGTAGTTATCCAATCAAATATTCTGCCCGACAGGAACAACCGGGGCGACGCGCTGATGGCGCGTTGCCCCTTTTTTGTTGGAGCAAGGAGGAACGATGCGAACAAAAATTCGTGAGTTACGACAGAAGCGGGCCAAGGCGATTGCCGACGCCCGGGCCATTCTGGATACGGCCGAGAAAGAAGAGCGCGAACTGACCGATGAAGAACAGCAGCAGTATGACAAGTTCTTCGGCGAAGCGGAGCAGCTTCGCGGCCGGATCGAACGCATGGAGCGCCAGCTAGAAGCCGAGAGCGATTTGGAGCAGCCGGCCGGACAGGAACCGGTCCACACCCGGCAACAGCCGGTTTCGCTGGAGACCCTGAACGCCATGATCGGCCAGGCGCAGCAGAACGGGTCAGCGGCCGGGCTGGACGCGCGGGCCGCGACGCTCCTGGATGCCCAGGTGATCAACCCGATCCTGCACCGCTACTTTGAGATCGCCGAACAGGACCAGGAAGCAGCCCAGCGACAGCTTCGGGCGCAGCGGACCTTTGCCCGCTTCCTGCCACGCTGGATCGCCGGCGACTTTCGGACCGGACTGAGCGGCGAGGAATGGCGCGCGTTACAGGCCGATCTGGATGTGAGCGGCGGATTCCTCCGCCCGCCGGAGCAGTTCATGAACAACCTGATCAAGTTCATCGATGACATGGTCTTCATCCGCCAGTGGGCCACGACCTTCACCGTGACCAACGCCGAAAGCATGGGCGTCCCCACATTGGAGACTGACCCGGCTGACGCCGATTGGACCAGCGAACTGGCCACCGGCAGCGAGGACACAACTATGTCCTTCGGTAAGCGCGAGTTGCACCCACACCCGCTGGCCAAGCGGATCAAGATCAGCCGCAAGCTGATCCGGGCCGTACCCAATTCCGATATGCTGGTCCGCGACCGCCTGGGCTATAAATTCGCGATCACCTATGAGAAAGCCTGTCTGACCGGTAACGGCGCCGGGCAGCCGCTTGGCGTCTTCACCGCTTCGAGCAGCGGCATCAGCACCAGCCGCGATGTCAGCACCGGCAATACCGACACCGAGCTCCGCTTCGACGGTCTGATCGAGGCCAAGTACAGCCTGAAGGCGGCCTACTGGCCGATGGCCCGCTGGCTCTTTCACCGGGATGCGGTCAAGCAGATCGCCAAGCTCAAGGACGGCGAAGGCCAGTATCTCTGGCGCGAAAGCGTCCGGGTTGGCGAGCCGGACCGGGTGCTCGGCTTACCGTCATTCATGAGCGAGTACGCGCCCAACACCTTCACCACCGGTCTGTATGCCGGCATCCTGGGCGATTTCAGCAACTACTGGATCGCCGATGCCCTGACCCTGGAATTTCAGTTGTTAAACGAGCTGTACGCGGAAACCAACCAGGTCGGGCTGATCGGCCGGCTGGAGAGCGACGGGCAGCCGGTGTTAGAAGAGGCTTTCGCCCGAGTAAAGCTGGCGTAAAGGATTAGGGATTAAGGATTAAGAATTAGGGATTAGTCAGGAGGATGACATGAACCTGAACAAGAACGTAAAAGTTATTCTGATTGAAGCCGGGGCGGGCAGCGCGGGGACAACGTTAACCAGCGATGCGGTTGATACGCAGGGCTTTGAAGGCTGTATGTTCGTCGGCTCGATTGCGACGGTTGACGCCGGCAACTTCGCCAAGGTGCAGCAGAGTTCCGACGACGGGTCGAGCGATACCTACGCCGATCTGGAAGGGACCAAGAATGTGCCCGGCGACGACGGCGACAGCTTTTTGATCGACGTCTACAAGCCGCGTGAACGCTACCTGAAGCTGCTGATTGTGCGCGGCGGAGCCGATTCGATAACCGGCGATGTGTACGCCATTCTTTACGGGGCGCATGATAAGCCCACCGGCCACGGCGCGACCATCGATGCGGAGACCCACGCCAGCCCGGCTGAAGGCACTGCCTGAAGCAATTGAAAATTGATAATGGATAATTGACAACGAACAGCAATTCATCACCCATTCAATTATCCATTATCCATTATCCACTATCCATTGATTTCTACGGAGGGTTTTGAAATGGAAGACCAGGAAAAGCAAGAATTTCAAGCGCGCTGGACGCGCTTCTGGCAGACGGCGGTGGTCATCTTTGGCATCCTGTCAGTGGTGGCAACGACGCTGGCCGGCCTGACCTTTTTTGGCGGCGGCGAGCCGGAGGAGCCGGTAGCCCGCTCGTACAGCACAAACTGCTACACCGAACAGGGCGGGGCGAAGATTGTGGCCGCAAGCGGCTGCGAAATCGAGATGCAGTCCGGCGCCACCTTCGATGTACAGGCCGGGGCGACGGTGGGTTTCAGCGGGGCGGATATTGCCCTGGAAACGGGACTGTATCCGCTGGGGATAGCCTCCGCCGATCAGGAGATCGTGTGCGCAACGACATCGACGTTTACGGGCAGTACGACGATTGATGTCACGGCGCTCAGTACGGTTACCCAGGTGCTGGCGATGCAGGTCACTGCGCCTGTGACGACGGCGGCCAGCCTGCATGCGAGTGACCCGGCCACTACGACATTTACCCTGACCTCGCTAACTGGAGGCGCGTCTGCCCCATTTAATGCAGGCACTACCGGAATTGCGGCCCATTATTGTGCGGTGGGGGACAAGTAACTTGAAGGTCTTCGCCTACTGCGCCCTATCGTTCCGCGAGGCGACGCACAAGGCGTCCGGCGTCCCGCCGATGACCTGCCCGCCGATGACAACCGACCGCTTCCGGCCGGAGTGGCTGGCCGGGCGTGACTTGATCTATTTCGATCTGCATGGTCTGCCCGGCGCGCCGTACTGGTTTGAGGAGCTGCCTGGCCCGGTCTTCCCGGAGCGGACGATTGCCCTGACAGCAGAGAAGATCCGGGCGGCCAACCTCGACGGGGCGGTGGTCTTTGCGGCCAACTGCTACCTGGCCGATACCGGCAGCCCCATGCTCGACGCCCTGCTCGACGCCGGGGCAAGCTATGTAATCGGCGGCGAGGGGCGCAATTGGGCCAATGAGGGACCGGACCTGTCGGGGGCGAGCCGGCTGGGCTACTGGTTCCGGCTGGCGCTGGCTCAAACCCGCAACCCCCTTGAGGCGCTGCGGATGGCCAAGCAAATGGTCAAGGTGGGCGTCTTTGTAGATGGGCTGATGGACCAGGAAAAGCAGGTAGCAGCAGGCCGGGATACGCTGGAATTCCGGGCCTACTATCGAAAGGAGTGACCTATGTGGGTAAAAATGATCACGATGGCGGCCGGGCCGGACGGGGTTTTACAGGCCAACCAGAAGTATGACCTGCCGGCGGCGCAGGCCCTAACCCTGATCGACGGCGGCTACGCCGAGCCGGCCAAAGCGCCACGAGAGACAGCGACGGTGCAGCCGGAAGAGATGGCAGTTGAGGTAGATGATACGCCACCGGCCCGGTCTAAGGCCAAGGCTAAGGCTAAGGCTGAGGCTAAGGCTAAGACGGATGGCGATGAGGTGACCGACGATGCCAAGTCTTAGCGCGCCAGGGGCGTACGCCCTGAAGGGGAACACCATCTCGACGACGGCGCTGGCCATCTCGCACGCCTCCTGGAGTTGGGGATCGACCGACCTGGCCGAGGCGGACCGGGCGGTGGTGGCCTGTAATACGGAAGGGGTGGCCCTGACTTATGACGGGACCACCCCGACCGCATCGCTGGGGATACCGCTGGCGGCCGGGGCCAACCTGGAGGTCAAGGGCAACGCCAACATTCGGGCGCTGAAGCTGATCCGCTCCGGAGGCAGCGACGCGGCGGTGACGGTGCAACTGGAGAAGTATTCGTGACCTTGCGCCTGAAGCTGGTGACCGCGCCGGCAGCCGAACCGCTGTCGGTCAGCCAACTGAAAACCCACCTGCGGATCGACCACAACGACGAGGATGGCGACCTGGCGGCCCTGATCGTCGAGGCCCGGCAGAAGCTGGAGTCTGATATGCGCCGGGCGTTCATCACGCAGACGTGGCGTATGAACCTGGATGGGTGGCCGACGCTGGATGAAATCCTGCTGCCGCGACCGCCGTTGCAGTCAGTGACCTCGATTGTCTACAAAGACTCGGAGGGGACACCGACGACCTGGTCATCGAGCGCCTACATCGTTGATACCGACAGCGAGCCGGGCCGGATTGTGCTGGCCTATGGCGAGACCTGGCCCAGCCTGACCCTATACCCGGCCAACCCGATCCAGATTACGTACGTAGCCGGTTATGGAGACGACGCAGAGGACGTGCCCGGCAACGTCAAGCGGGCGCTGAAGCTGCTGTGCGGTCACTGGTACGAGAACCGGGAGGGGACGGTGAGCGGCACGATTGTGCGCGATATTCCCATGGCGGTCGAGTCGCTGATCTGGATGGATAGGAACTTCCCATGAGAAGCGGCCAGCTACGGCATCGGGTGCGCATCGAGGAGCCAACCGAGGCGCAGGATGCATTTGGCGAGGCGATCCCGGCCCCCTGGTCGCCGGTGGCCACGGTCTGGGGGGCGGTGGAGCCGAGGACCGGGCGGGAGCCATTTGTGGGCGAGGGAGCGCAGTTCCTGGCGGAGGCGGACACGTTGATCCGGATTCGCTACCGGGCCGGGATTACCCACAAGATGCGGGTGGTCTTTGGGTCCAGGATATTCAACATCCTTTATGTGGCGGATGTGATGACGCGGCGTAGAGAAACTCATTTGCTGTGCGAGGAGCTGCCGGATGGCTAAAAGGAGTAGAGGCAGAGGTATCAGCAAACAGACGGTTGTAGGGACGAAAAATATCCTGCAGGAGCTGAACAAGTTTGGGATCAAGGCTGATGATAATCTGGAGGAGATCACGCTTGAGGTGGCCGAAATCATCCGCCAGGCGGTGGTCAAACGCACCCCGGTTAGAACCGGCCGCTTAAAGAGAAGCATCTCCAAGGAGGTTTTAGAGCGCAAGAAGGGCCATGTTGTGGTTGGCGTAGGGCCGAAACCAGGGGCGCAAGTTGACAGCTTTTATGCGCTATTTTTGGAGTTTGGCACGCAGTCCTATGAGATAACCACGACCGGACGTTCGGGGGGGGCCAAGGCGCTCAAAATCGATGAGAACACATACCGCTCCTCGGCGCGGGTTCCAGGAATAACGGCGCGGCCGTTTATGCGGCCGGCCTTTGATGAAAACATCGACCGAGCTATCGCTGAAGCGGCGCAAGCTTTCAAGCAAAAAATGAAGTTGTGAGGGACTATGGCCACGATTGAAGAGGCGCTATACACGCTGGTGACGGGCAGGCCGTTGATTGGGGACATAATCGGTACGCGCCTGTACCCGCTGAGGCTGCCCCAGAACCCGGTCTACCCGGCCATGGTCTACCAGCTTGTGTCCGCCCGCTGGCCAATGGCCCACGACGGGCCGGCCGATATGGGTTTTCCCCGGGTGCAGTTTGACTGTTACGCGGCCGGCTACGGCGTCACGAAGATTTTGGCCAAAACCCTGCGCCGGGAGATCAACGGCTTCGTTGGGACGGCGGACGGGGTGGAGATCACCGGCATCTTTTTTTTGAATGAGATCGATGAGTTTGGCAGCCAGGCGGAGGTATACCGTGTCAGCCTGGATTTTCGCGTGAATTATAAGGAGTGACAAATGACTTACGAAAAAGCATTCGGAACGCAGTTTCAGATTGGCGACGGGGACCTGGCCAGCACGCCAACCTATACCACTATTGCCCAGGTCAAGTCGGTTGGGGACTGGGCAATTGAGGCGATCCTGGCCGAGGTGACCCACCATTCCAGCACGGCCGGCTTTCGGGAAGTATTCCCAAGCGGGCGAAAGAACGTGGACGATATCGACATCGAGTTGGGCTACGACCCGGCCCACGCCACCCACGCCAACAGCGCCGGGGGCCTGATGCACGCCCTGCTGAACGAAACGAAGTTGGCCTACAAGATCATCTTCCCGGACACCAACTCGACAACCTGGACGTTTGAAGCTTACGTCAAAAAAATCGGGACGATGGTCGAGCAGGAGGAGGAGCTGCGTCAGACGGTGACGTTTGCGATCACCGGGCAGCCAACGTTGACCTAATTGAGTAATCAACTATGGAGGTAAGACGATGGGTCTATTGAGTCGAGACGCGATTTTGCAGGTGGATGACCTGGTCTATGAGGATGTATCTGTACCCGAGTGGGGCGGTATGGTACGAGTGAAGGCCCTGGCCGGGGCGGAGCGGGATGCGTTTGAGGCGTACATCGCCGGCGAACAGCAGGGCAAGAAGCGGGTGCGCAACCTGCGCAACATCCGGGCGCGGATGGCGGCCATGGCCATGGTCGATGAGAAAGGTAAGGCCATCTTCCGGCCATCCGATATAGAGACCCTGGGCAAAAAGAGCGCGGCGGCCCTGGATCGCGTGTTCGACGCGGCGATGCGCCTGGCCGGGATGCGCGACGAAGACATTGACGAGCTGACGGAAAATTTTCCCGAAGGCCCGAAAGACGATTCTACTTCCGACTAGCCCGCGATTTGGGCATGACGGTGCGGGAGATGCTGGCCCGGATGGGCAGCAAGGAGCTGTCGGAGTGGATGGCCTACTATCGGCTGGAGCCGCTGGGCGAACTACGCGGCGATGTGCAGATGAGCATCCTGGCGGCGACAATGGCCAATATCCATCGAGACCGCAAGAAGCGGTCGCGGCCATTTAAGCCGGCTGAATTCATGCCGGAATTTGGGCCGGGCCTGAACGAGCAGGACTGGGAAACGCAGTTGAGCATGGTAGAGATGCTGAACGCGGCGTTCGGCGGAGTGGATAATCGTGGCGACAATCGGTAGCCTGATCGTCAAAATTGGAACCAATACCAAAGACCTGGAAAAGGGCCTGAAGCGCGGGGTCGATCAGGTCGAGAAGGCCGGCAAGAAAATGGAAGGGCTGGCTGACACGGCTGACGAGGTATCAGAGGGCCTGAATGGGGTCGGCCAGAGCGGGCGCAAGGGCCTGGGCGGGATCGAGATCGGG